TCCTCCAATAAGTTTTTTAAATGTTGATTCCCATACTCGGTCACTAATTATTACACAGTATCGAGGGTCACCAGTCTTTCGCTTGCACACTGCGATATCTCTATCTTCAAGGAGATTAAATACATTTGGAAAAGAACTCTTATCTCGATACTTTACTTCTACAAAGAGAACTTGACCATCAATCTCGATAGTCAAATCCCCTTTGTATTCACCACCTAAACTGCCCGATAGTGGTTGTTTCTTTGTTTTTATTCCTAAGTTATTCCATAGCTTTAGAAACCATCGTTCGTGATAGCTTCCTTTTGCTTTATTTTTGCTAACCATGTATCCTCCTCATAGCACTTGTGACATATCAAACTGCTCTTATAAAGAAAGACTACAAAGTATTGAGTCTGTTGACCACAAGCATCGCATCTTTGCCATGCTCTTTGCACTTCTCCTTTATTTTTTTTGGAGCGTCGCAAGCTGGTCAATAGCTCTTTCAATCTTGATAGCAGTGTCATACCTTAGTTCAGTGCCTTTTAGTTGTCTGTAGTAGGTAGTCTTTGATAGACCAGCCCAGTTAAAAGCATCACGCAAACTGACCTTCTGATTCTCTGATTGAATTGTTAGCTGTTCCAAATAACTTTTCATAGAGAATAGGTCTACTACGTTTCGCTTGTAAAGACAAGTATCTATTGATTGTTTTGTTACCTAATGCGGTAATAAAATATTTTCTGACTAGTCCAGGTGCTTTTGGATTTGCATAGAGTATACGCTCATTATCATGCATCTGCACTGATATAATAAATCCATAGCGATGCTCGAGCTGGTGTAATGTCGTGCTGATTGTTCCATGCTTGAGATCAGGCAGCTCTTTCCGAAAAGTAGAATATGATATTCTTGGTGGTTTTGGGTTTGACTTATCTGTATATAGTTTTACTGTTGCTAATATACGAACTTGATTAGACGTTAGTTTTTTCATGTTATAGTATCCTTCAAACTGGGGAGGCTTGGACACCTCCCCTTTTTTTGTATCAGACCACGCTGGTTACTGTATGGTGGTTTGTGCCAGAACTGATACATGTTATGGTTGCATTGCTTTTTCAGTTAGGTTTTCAATAACTAAGTCCATTAGAACTTCCATTGGAACATTAGTTGTTTTGATTCCTACTTCATCACAATAGTTTAGAAGATCAAGACAAGGCATTGCGTTCACTTTGTCCTCGATCTCTTCTAGTATGATAGTATTAATTGGATGTGACATCATCGCTTCCATAATGTATTTTCCGACCAGCTATTTTGTCTTCACCATTGGTCGGTATATTGGTTTCATTTCTAGTGTCGTCTACAAATGCATAGTAGTCTACGATTTCTTTGATTGCATCTTTGACTCTACCAAAATCATAACGAACACTACTCGATGGTATACGTTGTTCATCTTCTGATAATGATTCATAGAACAGCATATCTCTGCGTAGTCTTTCTTCTAGTGTTATCATTTCTTTACCTCTTATTGTCTTCATTAGAATAGTTCCTTCTGCTGTGGCTCATCGCCTAGTTTATATTTTAAGCTGGACAGAAACTCCTCATTGCTAGTTGGTTCATCACAATGAGTTGTACCGCCGTAATGCTCTGATCTGCGCGCAAGCATATACGAGCGATACCCAGTTTCTGTCAGCGGACTCTTTACTAGATTACCATTTACATCGGTTACAGTGAGTTCGAAGTGATCTACTACATAGGGCATACCATGCTCTGAATAGTTTAAATAATCACGACGAACTCGTACATTGTGTGTCAAGTTATGCCACACAAATGTTCCTACATTCTCACAAGATTCCTTCATACTTTACATAATCCTTTTGCCAGTATGGTTTTGCTTGTATAGTTTTTTCTAAACCTACACTCTGACCAGCAAGTTCTGCATTGTGTAGTCCTACTATTTCTTGTTCGTATGCAACACGAAACATATATCTTGCAAAGTGAACTCCATCTTTTGTTTCTCTGATAGCAATGATGTTTGCACCATTAACATTAAGATCATGAATCCTCGATGCGAGTCGCCGACACCCAAAAGCCATAGCGTCTTTGTCTGTGATAGATCCGTGTAATCTTATGTATGCGAGAACTAATCCACATTGTGTATCAGCTCGAGGCTCAATAAAGTATTGTTCATTTGTCATTAGTTTACCTCCGTAACTGTAGTTGTAAATTGTAATTCCTGGACTGGTGAATCAGGTCCACTTTCAATATGAATATCAAGTGTACGACATAACTCCGGTGCATAGACTCTTTCAAGTGTATTGATTACATTATCTTTTTTGTCGTAAAACTTAATGGTATAGTCATCAGCCCAAGTTAGATCGATATCAACGCGACCTTTATGCTTGAACCCATTGGTATTCATTTTGATACCAGCTCTTCTTTCTTTTGATTCTGGTAATGCAAAACAGTTCATACCTACGATAACTCCCCAGCAGTTCATTGCATTTGGATCTGCATACTGAATCTGTCGTAGTATTTCTTTAGCATAATAAAATGTTTGATCGTTCATAGTTTTCTCCATCTATAATTATATTAAAATTTATTAACTAAATCAACTCGTTACATACTTATATTTATTCTGATAAAGATACCAGAATAGACCAGCCATCATCGCATCATCTAGTCTTCTATATGAATGTGATCGTCGTGTTTTGTTACAGAAAACTTCCCAAACAAGTTTACCATTCTTCATCACATCCCATATCTGGATATCTCCATCTTGTTTTAAACGATAATACTCAATACTAGTAAACTCATCATCATACATATGATCTACACCATAATGTTTATGTACTTCACTAAGCTTTATCATAGTCCTCTCCATTAAATTAATACCACCTCGAAAAGCACTACGATTTCCAAGCGTCAAGGTCGCAACGCGCCGAAGGGAAACCTTGATGCGAGATGGAAATCATGTGCTATCGAGATAAAATTTTGATTAACAAATCATTCATAAACTTGCGTAAATAACATTGCGCTGGCGCGGCAACACTCTCGCTAACGCGACCCCCCACCGATGTAGTGAGTGAGTGTGCTAAACCAGTTGTGGGTTGGCTTGGTTCGGCACAACTGGTTTCTACACCGCTATATGACACAAGATGATTATGCCAATAGCTATTACAATGATATTTAATAAGTCTGTCATGATTACCTCAATGTAATGAGAGCCACCCCAGTATGAGGTGACTCCCAATGTTATAGTTATACGTTGTTAGATTCTGGAGATTCATCAGCTTCATGTTTCTGAGTCACCTCATTGTTCTGACCATTTAAGACAGATTGGATAAGTTTTTCTCTGTCTAGATCCTCTAACAACTTAGCACCTGACTTAGCAGATTGCTCAGAATATGTTTGGTATGTATCTCCAGTAGTTGCTAAGTACCACATCTCGATAACCTTAGTGATTCTTAGATTATCTTGAGCAACATCGATGTTAGTCTTACCAACTTGAGCAAGATGACGTAACTGTGTATCTGTGTCACTGTTCTTACCCAATGCTCGATCTAGGATACGTCGTTCAGCCTTTGCGATCTGATTACCTCCAATGTTTAACTGTCTGGTAATAGCATCATTAAACTGACCATTCTTATCAGTCTTACGAGTACCCCAAAGTAAAGATTCCCAATATGGAACAGCTGACATTTTGCCAACTGGAATCATTTCATCAGTTTCTTCCCATATGGTATTACCAAGAGAATCTTTACCATTAGCCTTTCTATGAACATGCTTCTGACTATCAATGTCATATTGCATCTCATATGGATTATGTACCATGTCATTACCCATCATAAAGTTAAGTACATGTAACATGCATAACTCAACTCCTCTTGGTGAAGATAGTTTGGAAAGAATAGATTGAATAGTCTTACTCTCATACTCCTTTTGTAGTTTCTTATAATCGTTAATTAATTCATCTTTACTAAATCTAGTACTAGTTACTTCTATATTATTATCTAAAGCCATTATGACCTCCTATATTAAAATTAAAATGAAGTACACACACAACGATATGTACAGGTTTAGAACCCTATAAATCTGACATGGTTCCTCAATTCCGAAACAACTCCGTGAGTTGCTTGGTGCAGAAAAGGGAACAAAGTTTTTGTGACACAGCCGAGAGTTGCAGAAAGAAAAAGAAAGAAGTGTGTGTCAGAAAAAGTTTGCAAGCAAGGGAGAAATAAATCATGCTTGCCTTTTCTGGATTTCGGTCTTGAGGGTTCTGGCAGATTTGTAGGACGGTCATCATGCCTATGATATAATCGTTAGATGTGTGTGTATTCGTGTCAATTGTGAGTAAGATTCTACGATTATCTAAGTGATATGTAACGTAGTGTGTGTTTAGGAACGACGACACACCGAAGTGTAATATTGCTTACTATTCCGAGAACCCGAAGGGCATGCGTCTGCATTGCATATCCTGACACAAAGCTGGTTACACGAAGTGCAAATATTAAGAATCTTGAATTAATGTATTGACATGAGCAGAATAAATGACGCAGAATGATCGGCATGGAACTTACAAGGATAACAGAGAAACAGAAGAAGCTAGTTGATACACTAGTAGCAAAAGGATGTAGTGTAAAACAAGCCAGTGAAGAAGCTGGATATGCACGAGGAGAATCAGGTAGAGTCAGTGCAAGCAAGGCGTTGAAGACACCACATGTGCAACAGTATATGATGCAACAGATAGCAGACAGTATAGGAATCAATGCTACGATAGCCAGTAATAAACTACTAAGACTAGCAAGTGGAGCTAAATCTGAGTATGTACAGCTTGAAGCTAGCAAGGATATACTAGATAGAGCTGGGTTTAAAGCACCAGATAAAGTAATGCATAGCCATGTAGGCAACATAAACGTTAAGATAGACTTGAGCTGATTATTGTCTGTAAGCTACACAGGTATAGGGGCTACCCCAAAAAGTAGCACACCTACAAATAACAATGGTATAGCCCTAGCATTTTTTTCCAAAAAGGTACTTCATCACAGAAAAGAAAAAGGAGAGTAACATGAGAGTAGGAGTTATGATGGCTGGTCTGTTAAAAAAGTTATTGCATACAAAACAGAACGTAGATAGTCTTTCTGAAGAGGAGATAGTCAATGGCGAAGACACCACTGTGGCAAAGAAAGGGAGGGAAGAATCCCAAAGGCGGTCTAAACGCGGCAGGTCGAAGGTCAGCAAAAGCTCAAGGGATGAATCTCAAAGCACCAGTAAAGTCAGGCGACAATCCTCGAAGAGCAAGCTTTCTAGCAAGAATGGGAAACGCTCGAGGACCGGAATACAAGGACGGAAAGCCGACTCGACTTCTTCTCAGTCTAAGAGCATGGGGAGCATCAAGCAAAGCCGACGCACGAAAAAAAGCGGCGGCAATAAGTAAACGCAACAAAGCTAAGAAAAAGAAAGGATAGCAAATGCCTGGACATTATGGTGGAAACACAATGGGATCAGCTCGAAAGAAAAAGAAAGAGAATGGTTCTAATGGAATGAATGGTTTAACAGCCAAGCAAAAGACTCTTCCAAAAAATTTACAGATGCTAATTCTAAAGAAGAAAAAGAAGAATGGCAGTTAACGAGGCTGGTAATTATACCAAACCAAAGATGCGTAAGGCTTTATTCAACTCTATAAAAAATAGAGCTGTTCAAGGTACGGCGGCTGGTAAGTGGTCAGCACGAAAAGCACAACTTCTTGCAAAGCTTTATAAGAAGCGTGGAGGTGGTTATACCTAGTGATCCAAAAGTAGGTACTGGGAAAAAACCAAAAGGATCTGGTCGTAGACTTTATACAGATGAGAATCCTAAAGACACTGTTTCTATAAAGTATGCAACAGTTGGTGATGCCAGACGTACTGCTAATAAGGTAAAGAAGATTAATAAACCTTATGCGCGAAAGATACAGATACTTACTGTTATGGAGCAAAGAAGTAAGTATGGTGGTAAGCCAGAACAAGCGCGTATTGCAAAGATGGCAAAGATTCAACTGAGAAAGAAGAAGAATGAAAAAGTCACAACGTAGTTTAAAAGCATGGGGGGAACAAGATTGGCAAACCAAAAGTGGCAAGAAGTCTTCCGTGACTGGGGAAAGATATCTACCAAAGAAAGCAATTCAAGCTCTTTCAGCAGAAGAGTACGCAAGAACCACAGCCGAGAAAAGAAAAGCAAAGAAGAAAGGGAAACAATTTTCTTCACAACCAAAAGCAATAGCAAAAAAGACAGCTCTCTATAGGAGATTCTCATGAGCTTCATAAATAATCTCAAACCAGAAGAACATAGATATTTAAGACGTATAGTTAAAGAAATACACTTCCAATACTTTGATAAGAAACATGGAGCTTCTTTCGTCACTAATAAAATGCTGGATAACATTATAGAAAATATTGGACCTGAAGTTGCAGAGTCAATGATAAGAACTGGTGTAGATAAAGGTGACAGAGTTTAAGTACAAGCCTGACGGCAATGTTCTAAAAAATTTTATGAAGGATGATAGTTTCTTTCGTGGTATTCGCGGCCCAGTTGGTTCTGGTAAATCTGTTGGATGCTGTGTAGAAGTATTCCGAAGAGCATTAGAACAAAAGCCAAATGAAGATGGAGTGCGTAAATCTCGATGGGCTGTTATCCGAAACACCAATCCCCAGCTAAGAACAACGACAATAAAGACTTGGTTAGACTGGTTTCCAGAATCAGATTGGGGAAACTTTCATTGGTCTGTTCCCTATACTCACCACATAAAAAGAAATGATCTAGACCTAGAGGTAATTTTTTTAGCCTTAGATAGACCAGAAGATGTAAAGAAACTTCTTTCTCTCGAACTTACTGGTATCTGGATTAACGAAGCAAGAGAGATTCCAAAGAGTATAGTTGATGCATGTACTATGCGTGTTGGTCGATACCCAAGTATGCGAGAAGGTGGTGCTAGTTGGTCTGGTGTTATCTGTGATACAAACGCACCAGAGGAAGATCATTGGTGGGCTATTATGGCTGGAGAAGTTCCTATACCAGATCACATACCTCGAGAACAGGCGGCGATGTTGGTAAAGCCTGATAACTGGAAATTTTTTATTCAACCCCCAGCTATGATAGAAAAATTAAATGATCGCAAAGAAATTACTTCTTATTCTCTCAACACAAAAGCAGAAAATAAAAAGAATATTTTAGAGAGTTATTATCCTAACCTAATTCAAGGTAAGACAAAAAACTGGATAGATGTATATGTAATGAATCGATTGGGATTAATACAGGAAGGCAAGCCTGTATATCCTGACTTTGTTTCAGAAACACATATAGCAGATGAGGAGATACCTATAGCGGTAGGCATACCTTTATATGTTGGTATTGATTTTGGACTAACGCCATCTGCTGTTTTCGGTCAGAAGGTTCGAGGTCGATGGTTGGTACAAGCTGAGATTGTAGCTGTTGATATGGGTGTAGTTCGTTTTGCTGAGTTATTACGACAAGAAATAGCTACACGATTTAATGGTCTTGATGTATATATTTATGGTGATCCAGCTGGTGATTTCAGAGCGCAAACAGATGAATCAACTCCTTTTCAGATTCTTAGGGGCGCTGGTCTGAAAGCAGTGCCAGCTCCAAGTAACAGTGTTGATCTAAGATTAGAGTCTGTTGCTTCTCAGTTAACAAAGATGTCTGAAGGATTGCCAGCATTTCTAATTGATAGAAGATGTCCTACACTAATCAAAGGTTTTCAAGGTGGCTATTGTTATAGACGTATGCAAGTATCTGGAGAAAGATATGATGATAAACCTGACAAAAATATGTACTCCCATATCCATGATGCCTTACAATATATGATGTTAGGAGCTGGAGAAGGCAGAACATTAATAGCTGGTCAAAAACCAGTGAAAGCGTTTAATGCAAGAAAAGGCTTTGATATTTTTAGAAGATCGCCTATTAATAGAAAAGGCGGTTCTTTTTGGAACAGATTATAGGAGGTCAATATGTGCTTTGGCGGCGGTGGTAGTTCAACTCCTGAACCAGTGAGTGAACCAGTAAAAGAGCAACAAAAAGCTCAAAAAGAAGAAGAAACCAAAAGAAAAGTAGAACGTAGGCAAGAAGAGAAAGAAGAAACAATTCAAGCCGAAACTCCTATAGCAACATCTCTAACATATGAAACTGGTGCAAAAGCTGGTCAAAGAGTTATGAGAGGCAGTAGAGGTAGACGCGCACTATACACTTCTCAAAGAGGTGGCATAGGTTATAGAAATCCATTACTCTAGGAACTATTGTGCATCAAGATAAAGAACTCATAGAACGCTTCATTCAGAAGTATGAAAGAGCAAAATCTATTAGAAGACGCTGGGAAAGTTTATTTGATGAGTGCTATGAGTTTGCAATGCCTATGCGTCAGACATTTGCTACACAATCTATTGGTGAAAGAAGAGATGATAAGATCTTTGATGAAACAGCAGTTGTTGGTGTTCAAGAGTTTGCATCACGATTGCAAGCTGGCTTAGTTCCTAACTTTGCACGATGGGCTGACTTTACTGCTGGTAGTGAGATACCAAAAGAAGCTCGAGAAAAAATAGATAATGATTTAGAGGAAGTAACTGATTATGTATTTGAGGTTCTTCAAAACTCTAACTTTGGTCAAGAGGTTCATGAGTCATTTATGGATCTGGCAATCGGTACTGGTATACTACATGTCGAGGAGGGTGATTCTGTTAATCCAGTTAACTTTACTGCTTTGCCTCTACCTCATGTTGTTTTGGATGTTGGTCCTGACGATCGTATCGATCATGTATATAGGGAAAGGGACATTAGGTATTCTGATATAAAAATACTCTATCCAGATGCCACTATTGATGACAGGCTAAAAGGTGCGATGATGGCTAATCCTGATGGTCGGACACAGGTATTAGAAATCATTTGTAAAAATTATGATGTAATTAATGAAGAAGCTTTCTTCTGTATTATCTTTGATATGAACACACGATGTCTATTGAAGTATGAAGAGTTTAAAGGAAATGGTAGTAATCCATTTATATGCTTTCGCTGGAGCAAAGATCCCGGTGCGGTCTATGGTCGAGGTCCACTTATTAGTGCGTTGAGTGCAATCAAAACTACTAACCTAACAATAGAACTTATATTAGAAAATGCACAGATGGCTATATCTGGTGTGTATCAAATGGATGATGATGGTGTTATTAATCCAGATACAATTAATTTAGTGCCTGGAACTGTAATACCTAAAGCACCAAACTCTGCTGGTTTACAACCAGTGAAGGCGGCTGGATCATTTGATGTTGCTCAGTTAATTCTATCCGATATGAGAAACAATATTAAAAAAGCATTGTATAATGATATGCTCGGCAATCCAGATCGAACACCAGCTAGTGCTACAGAGATAGCAGAACGTATGGCAGATTTATCAAGACGTATTGGATCTGCTTTTGGTAGATTGCAAGCTGAGTTAGTACAGCCAGTTCTACAGCGTGTTGTTTATATTTTAAAGAAGCAAGGTCGTATCGAGATACCTACGTTGAATGGCAGACAAGTAAAAGTACGATCTGTAAGTCCTTTATCACAAGCACAAGCTAACCAAGATATATCATCTGTTAATAGATTCTTGGAAGTTGTACAAACACGATTAGGACCAGATCTTGTAAACATTCTCATCAACTCTGAGCAAGTAGCAACTTATCTTGCTAAGAAGTTTGGTGTACCAGATAATTTAATTAGAGATTTAGAAGAGCGTAAACAGATTATTGAGTTTGCTCAACAACTACAACAACGACAAGCAACAATGCAACAAGGACAAATGCAAAATGAACAAGCAAGCTAATATAAGTGGTCTTGATGGATTCCCTAGAGGAACAGAAGATGAACAACAAATATCTTTAAATTTTGTTTCTCTGTTTTCATCACCAGCTGGTAAAGAAGTATTGAAGTATTTAAGAAGTGTAACAATAGAAGCGGTACATGGATCTGCTGTAACTAATGATACTCTTCGACATGCAGAAGGTCAGCGATATATTGTTGGCTTAATTGAAAGACGTATTCAACATGGACATAAGGTGAAATCAAATGAGTGAAGAACAACAAACAGAAACTACTGAGCAAACAGCTAATGAAACAATAGAAGTACCTCAGGAGTATGCAGATGAAAGACCGAGTTGGTTACCGGAAAAATTTAAAACACCAGAAGATATGGCTAATTCTTACTCTAATCTTGAAGCTAAGATTGGACAAAAAGAAGAAGATATACGATCTGCTGTAATGAAAGAAATGGAAGAAACTGCTTTTTCCGAAAGACCAGCTACTTCTGATGATTATATATTGCCTGAGTCTATTGATTTAGATCAAGCCGCAGATAATAAATTATTAAACTGGTGGGCTGAACATTCCTTTGAAAATGGATTCTCTCAAGAAGAGTTTCAAAAAGGTATAGAAGCATTTAAAGATTCTATGGATGATGGATATAATGCTGAAACAGAAATGGAGCAGTTAGGTGATAATGCAGAAGATCGTGTTGAAGCTGTTGGATTATTTGTACAGCAAAACTTTCCAGAAGAAGTCAGAGATGCTGTAGATAGTTTATGTGCTACTGCAAATGGCATAAAAGCTATGGAAATAATTATGAATAACATGAAGCAGACTCCTGTTAATGGATCTTCCTCTCCTACTGCTGTTCTAACAGAAGACAAGTTGCGAGAGATGATGAACGACCCTCGTTATTTTAATCCTAGCCAAAGGGATGCTGGTTTTGTTAGGATGGTAGATGACGGTTTTAAAAAGATGTATAACAAATGAAAAAGAAAAAAGTAAAAAAGCCGATAAAGTATTGACTTATATCAGACGAGGTAACCTTGAGTTTCGACCATGTGTTATTTCTGATGTTGATATTATTGTCGATAATATGCGCCTACCTGATATCAGAGAGTGTGCATTGGTTGGGGTATCACCAAAGTTAGCCCTTCATGTTCCTTTTGTAGAAGAAGGCGCAAGAGGATTTACTATTTGCCATAATAATAAACCTATAGCTATGTGTGGCATCACACCTATGGATAAGTATATGCATACTGGTAAGATATGGTTTCTTGGTACAGATGATGTAGATAAAATATGGAAATCATTCTATAAACACTCCAAACTAATACTTAGTTTCTTGTCTATTGACTATGATGTAGTAGAAAATTATGTGCCAGTAGATCATTATAAAACTATCAGATGGCTAAAATGGATAGGGTTTGAGGTAGAAAATCAGCAATATTTTATAGATCATCATGAGTTTGTACGAGTTTTCTATTGCAATTTAAATAAATTTGAGTCTAATAATAGATTAAGTGAAAGACCCGTACTGCATTAGAGAAGCCCACTATGGATAACTTCGTTGAAAAATGCACAGGACAATCTGAATCGTAAATTGAAACTCTAACTAATGAGGTGCTTAAATGGCTAATACTATTGACACAGCCTTTATCAAGCAGTTCGAGTCTGAAGTTCACCTTGCTTATCAGCGTATGGGTTCTAAACTAAGGAACACTGTGCGTATGGCAAACAATGTGACTGCAAGTGTTGTACGCTTTCAGAAGATTGGAACTGGAACTGCGAGTACCAAGTCCAGAAATGGTCTTGTGACTCCAATGGAACTAGCGCATACAACTGTTGAAGCGACAATGAGTGACTTCTATGCCGCAGAATACATCGACAAGTTGGATGAACTAAAAACAAATATCAAT